AGATGATACTTCTTTTCTTTCTTATTTTTATACTACATTAAACGATTGTTGTGAATTTTATTATTTATATGAACACGGAGTTGGATGGTCTTGTGGTTCTACCTATACAGATACTCCCATTAGCGGTTTCTTAATGAAATTAAGTGATGCAATTGATGTAATGGATGAATTTAAAGATAATAATTTTCTTTCTACTGCTGGAAATACTTGTAAAGAACTTATTCATTTTTCAGAAGATCCAGACAAAGATACTGCATAATTTTATAACCTCACACACTTATTTTATTTTAATTTTAAAAAAATTGAAATAAAATATAATCTTTTTATTTTCACGGCTCTCATCAAAGTTATTTCAATGAACTTCCAAGCATACACGATTCCATTGCAACCTGAATGGACTTGTATCCATTTGCACGCACCATCCTCTGAACAACGTATCCCCATTCATCTTGTTTGTATCATTGATACTTCAGGCTCTATGGAAATCGATAATAAACTTGGTAATGTAAAACATTCTCTACAATTCCTACTTAACTTTCTTACACCTCAAGACCGTATTTCCATCATTACATTTAGTGAAAAAGTAAATACTATTATTAAACAAACACTCGTTACCTCTGATGAAAAGCATCATATTCGCACACGCATCTCCTTTATCACCCACGAAACTGTTACAAATCTATCCTCTGCTATTGTTGAAGCACGATCCTCTTTATTTAAAGATACTTCTTCTATCAAACAGGGTATTTTACTTCTTACCGATGGTCACGCAAATATGGGTATTGTACATACGGATGATATATGTCTTATCACTCAAAAAACATTAGATTTATATAAAGGTACTTCTATTTCGTGTATTGGTTATGGAACAGATCACAATGCAACTCTTTTACAACGTATTTCCACTGATGGTGGAGGTGCATATTATATTGTTAATAATCTTGACCACGTTGCATCCGTATTCGGTGATATCTTAGGAGGACTTATTAGTTGTTCTTATCAACAAATCTCTGTCTCTCTTCCAAAAGATACCCTTATTCAATCTCGTTATGCAATTCAGACTTCCTTAGATAAAATAGACATTTTAATTGGCGATTTACCCGCTGATATGGATGCAATCTTTCTAGCTAAATTACCCACACAACATCCTATCACCTTAAATGCCTACGATCTTAAACAACACACCTTTATCACAATGGAAACTGTTGTTACACTACCAGATAATCCACAATTACAAAGCAACGCAATGGCGCATTATATTCGCTTTAAAGTTCTTTCTCTAATCGATCAAGTTCTGAAATTTACTAAAAACACATCCGATATTGATCCTGAATCGATTTCCTCTCTAAAACAACAAAAATTAATTAAATACATTAACGAGTATCTTTTATTAATTCCTCAATATTCAGTATCGTATCCACACTCTCTTTGGAATATTCTTATTAAAGAACTTGAATACTGTAAATATTATTTTGAAAACAAAAAAGATTGCTGTGAAGATTGGCAGTCCTTAATGTCTCAACATAAGGTATGCCTTGGATTAATGAAAGGTATTAACAGTTGTTCCAGTCAATCTCAAGATATTATACCAGGCGGTCTTCCTCCACATCTTGCCCCTATTCTCTCTAGTGATTTCTCAAGTCCACTACAAAGACAATTTAGTAATGAATTATCACAAACGGTATTATCACAACCAACTGAATATATTCAAAATAGGATTCAAATTGATACCCAAGAGGATGGAGATGAAAAGGATGAGGAAAAACAATATTCTTTTGCACCTCCTTCTGTTTCTTCAAGTTCATCTCTACTTGCTCCACGTCTTCCATTCAGTTTTCCTCCAATTGTTTCTTCTGGTTCAGGATCATATGATACTCTTCCTTCCTTTCCAGATAATACTGTATTATCAATGATTCGTCAAAACTCCTATATGAAATAATTCTCTCTCTTCCCTCTTTATTATTTATATCAAACTTAAAGATATTTGTATTTATTTTTTATAAAATGGAATCATCTTCTTCATCTGAATCAAAAATGACTGAAAAGATTTTTATGTCTGATCAAATTGGTTTTGTTGAATTATTAGAAACTTTTGGTGATGACTTAACCGTTGTTAATGCAGCACGTGTATCATTTGATAAAGTATCGTATGAATTAAGTGAGGCTGATAAAAAATTAATTAATTATTTAGCAAAACACGAGCATACAAGTCCATTTTTTCATCCACAGGTTCGTCTTCGTATTAAAATGCCTCTTTTTGTAGCTCGTGAATGGTTTCGTCATACTATTGGATTTGCTCGTAATGAAGTAAGTCGTCGTTATGTTGATTCTAAACCACAATGTTGGTTACCCTCTCCAGATGATATTCGTGAACGTGACCCAAAAGCAAAACAGGGCTCTAAAGCTACTCCTGTAAATGATTCTAATGATATGTGGGAACTTATGTCACAACAAGTTCAATCGGCTCTTCAAACATATGATACCTTATTAGAAAAAGGAGTGGCTCCCGAAGTAGCTCGTTCTGTACTTCCACAAAGTATGTATACCGAATTTATTGAAACATGTTCTCTCGCCGCAGCAGCTCGGCTATGTCATTTACGACTAAGCCCTGATGCTCAAAAAGAAATTCGTAATTTTGCAAATGCTCTCAATCAATTATTAGAAACACGTTTTCCTGTTTCTTGGAAGGCTCTACAACAAACCTTTTAATTAATCTACCATTACTGTTTTCTAGTAAGCAATTGATCTTGAAATAATTCAATACATTCTTCTTTATTTCGAATCTTTCTTAATCGTTGATTTTCTAAACGATTCTCACTTTCTTTCCAATGAAATATATCTAAACGATGATAATTCATTTCTAACCAATTTACAATATATTCTGATTTATTCCGTTTTAACTCAGAATATAAATCTACTACTTTATGTTCAATCTCTTCATCAATTGAAATAACTCGCCCCTTTACTCGTAAGAAATTGCGATTTGCTACATCCGATATACCTCTCACATAACGAAATAATAATGCATGCACATAATCTACCATTTCTTGTACAGGTACATTTAATTTATAATCAACTTCATCAATTATATAATCAAAATGTAATGGAATTTTATCCCAATCTACTACTTGTGTTTCTGGCCAACATTTACTTTTATGTATTTTCATTTTAATTTGATTTTCTTCAATTACTGAATCAAAGATAAGAAACCACGCTGATTTTGTTCTATCTACTGTATTTCTTATTCCTAATGGAATTCCTTCTGGCCAACGATTTGGAATCATATGTTTAATTTCAAATGATACATAAGGTAAATTATTCTGTTTTTTCCATTCTTTATTTTTTTCAAGAATCGTAATTGGTTGAATCGTTGGATAAGGTCCTTTAACAACTACTAATTTATTATTTTTATCCCTTGCAAAATAAACATCTTGTTTAGAACGACTTGTAACTAATTGTGTTAAAACAATAAATTGATACTCTTCCGTCTCAAGTGGTATTCGATTCTCTTCCATATGCGGATTAATCATCCTCACCTTTGGACGAGTACGAACTATCTTTTTTTCATTTTTATCTATAGAAATAATGCTAGTCTCAATTGTTATTTGTGTATTATTATTACTTACAATAATTGGTCTACTATATTCACCTAAAAGTGGTAATCCTTCTTCAAACCGTTTTGTATCTTCATAAAATTGTTTCCAGAGAGGATTAACAAAATCAGCCTCATTTTCTACTTTTGCTCCATTGACTGCAAATTCCACCATACCCTTTGAATGACCACGCCTCGTATGACGATCAATTACATAATCATCTATCTCTATCTTCTCCATTCTACGGTTCTTATCCCAAGTAGAATCATATTTCTCGTCATCACTTATCTTTGTACCTTCTGGAATAATTTCGAGATATGATAGGAGTGGTAGTAGCCAACAGAGGAATCCTTCGCTCATTGTACCGAGATGATTTTTATACCAATAGACATATTTCATTATATGATTTTTATTAAAAGGTGTAATCATTTGTTCAAAGATAAAGAAGAGTGGTTTTGAACTCGAAAGTGATTTTTTTGATAATTTTTCTTCAGAAAGATCAATTTGAAATGCATAATATACAGATAATACGCTCTTTTCATTATAATATTTTTTAAACATATTACAATGAAATTCTAAAGAAAGAGATGGTTGAGATTGTTCGTTGTCGTGAATTTGTTTTGAGAGATAGCACAGAGAAGGATAATTAGAAAGAATATCTGGAATCATATACTTTTTATGAAAGATAGAACGAATATGGGAACAAACTCTTGCCTTTTTAGAAGAACATAGTAGGAAAACAATTCTTGAAATCCATTCTTCTTCTTTTTGATAATTACGAGAATCGTGTTTTTCTCGTTCTACAAATACTTTTTTAAACAAATCATCTATTTCTGGAAAGATGGATAAATTTTCTACATCTTCTAAATAAATAATCATAAGACGATGGAGAAAATTAGTACGAATGGTTTCACCCCGTGTAGGGGCGTGTTTAAAAAGATCCAATTCGCCTGCACAATAAAGCGCCTTTTCAATTTCATTACGACGAATATATTTTTGTAATCCTGATTTTAATATATCCGTTGTATAGCTATTCCAAGAAATCTCATTGCAAAATTTATCACTTAAATAGGTAGACATTTTGATATAATATCCTCTTATTCTATTCATTCTATATTCAATTTTTTAAGATAGTAATTATAAGATACTATTTTAAAATAATATGTAAACTATAAAATAATATATTTATATTTAAAGATATTAATTCTATTAATATATACTTATGGAAGTAGATCGTATTATTGACCACGTTAAACGTTCCGTGCATTTAGCATATCATAATCAATCTAAATTACCAGATGAAATTATGTCATTAGATGGTATGACTGGTACAAAAACACGACATCTTTACAATAATATTTGTAGTATGGGTTACAGAAACTATTTAGAAGTTGGTACCTGGAAAGGATCTTCTTTTATTTCTGCACTTTACCATAATAATGTCTTTGGATATTGTGTTGATAATTGGGAAACATTTAATGGACCAAAAGATGATTTTTTAATTAATATTAGTAATTATCTTAAAAAAGAAAAATATTCAGTTATTGATAAAGATTGTTGGAAATTAACTGAAAAAGATATTGGAAATCCAATTGATATCTATCTTTATGATGGCGATCATAGTTTTGAATCACATGTTAAGGCGATTACTCATTTTCATAAATTCTTTGCTAAATATGTTATTATTGTGATTGATGATTGGGCTTGTTGGGATTTTCCTTATATTAAACAAGCAACTCTTCAGGGATTGAAAGAAATGAATATGAAAATTCACTATCAAGAAGAAATTGGTCTTGTTAATACTAATAGAAATCATTATGGACTTGATACCTTCTGGAATGGTTGTGGTATTCTTGTCTGCGAAAGAACCGATATTTAACTGTATTACTACTTAAATATACTAATATTTATTATTTTATTAATAAATATGAGTCATTGTAATAAGATATGTGTTGTTTTTGTATGTAATAAAGCCTATTTCGATAAATTTATATATACGTGTAATTTATTAATTACAAGTGGAAATTATAAAGGGGATATATGTCTAGTTATTGGTAATGATCTGCAAAATGATAATTTATTACAACATCCTCTTATTTTACAAAATAAAATACAAATTAAATATTTTCCAGAAATGAATGAAAATCAAGAATTTATTAAAATTCAACATAATTTGAAAAGACAAGCTCGATGGGTTGATAGATTATTTCAATATCATAAAATAAATTTATTTAGAAGTTTCTTTAAACAATGGAATTATATTTTTTATATGGATTGTGGTGTTACCATCTTTTCAGATATTACACCAATTCTCAATGAAGCCAAACCAAACAAATTATTAGGTCACTCAGATGCATATCCTATGTATGAATGGAAATTAAGTATGCAATTTGATCAAACCCACGAACTTTTTCCAAAATTAAATTCACTCTATAATTTATCGATTGATTATTTTCAAACTACTATTATGTTATATGATACAAGTATTATAGAATATAATACATATAATAATCTCCATCAACTTATGTTAGATTATCCAATTAGTATCACAAATGATCAAGGTATTATTGCTTTTTATTTTACATCTATTAAGCCTTATTATCAACATCTTAAAATTAGAAATGAAACAACCTTTTTTTATGATTATTTATCTAGAGATAAAATTAGCCCTTATATTATATTAAAATCTCTTAACTAACATTTATTTTATATAATTACGATATATTATATATGCAATTAAACCTATACATACAAATTCACTTGTTTTTGCAATTTTCCATTCTGTATTGGTAACCATTTTATATTCTTTTACAAAATTGGTTGGAACATTACATATATCACATCCCTTTTCTGTTTGTATATCTGTAGTTAACTTTTCATACTGTGTCGTTACAATATCGGTTGTACCAACAAGTCGTAAATCATTCAAATATGAATAAATAGAAACCCATATATCAATATGACAATGAATTGGATATACTTCTCTTAATAACCTCTTTGCCGCATCTAATGTTATCACATATGTCTGAAATAACACAAATGCTTTTATACGAATAATACCTGTTTTTTTTGTCTCATTTGGAATACTTGATAAATCACCCCACCTACCACACATTAACCATACGTCCCAATATTTCGGATCTTTTAATAAATCTGATTTTTGAATTAATTTATTTGTTTTATTTACAAAATCAGATGGAATAATCGCATCATCTTCAAATACTAAACACATTTCTTGATTTTGATCCACCATCCATTGCCACAATGCAATATGTGATAATGCACATCCTACGCCACCTACACTATCCAATTCCTCGTGAGAACGACGGGATTTTGTTAATATATTTCTTTTTGTAAGTGTTGATATACGATCATCTTTATTTATATCTATTGTTTTCCCATCCACACCAATAAAACGTTTTACATTTAATTTTTCAATTCCGGACTGATCCTGAAATCGTTTCCAACGATCGGATCTTCTTTCTAGTGTAATACAAAATGCTGGAATATTTTCTATAGACCATACGGATGACTTCATCTCTTCTCCCTGTTTTGTATTGGATTATATTTCCTTTTCTTTTATCATGTAAAATTTGATTCTATTTTCACACATCTCCAAATTATAGAATATTCAATATGGGACGTATTTCATTAGTTATTGGATGTATGTTTGCACAAAAAACAACCGAATTAATACGTCGTATTCGTACCTATCGTTCTATTCATCAGCGAATTCTTGTTGTTAATTATTCAAAAGATACACGATATGGACAAAATTGTATTTCCTCTCACGATAAAGAACAAGAATATGCAATGAGTGTTGAAAATCTAAAAGATATTGAAGAATGGATTCGTCTGAGTAATTATCAAGTTATTGCAATTGATGAAGCTCAATTCTTTCCTGACTTATATGAATGTATTACAAAATGGGCAGACGAATTTCCAATTCATTTTATTATTGCAGGTCTTGATGGTAATTCAGATCGACAACCCTTTGGAGATATACTACGACTCATTCCTCACACAGAAGATCTTCAACGACTGACATCCCTCTGCTCCATTTGTTGCGATGGGACAATTGCTAATTATTCCAAATACATCGGAAAACAAAATAAAGATACCGAAACTTCAATCGCCATTGGTGGAGCAGATCTATATCAACCCGTCTGTAGAAAACATTATCTCTCCTAATTCTTATTTATCTTCTTATTCTTATTCTTATTTATCCTCTATAAAAATAATATTAATTATTAATCTATATTATTTTTATTAAACTAAGTAGAATGTATAATCGTAATTATAACTCTTCACAACTTACTGAACGAAGAAGAGATAAAGCAATTGCTGGATCTTTTTTAAGACAAGTTCTCGCATCAAATGGAGCAACTAGAACATATGGCTCACAACCAACTCTTGGTAATTTTGATAGCTCATTAATCTATTCTGTTAAATCCGGACAAATGACACAATATACACGCTATCCTCAATGTGTTGGAATTAGTCCTGGTTGTCCCTGCCCCGAATTAAATATGTCCGTTAGCCAATCTCCATTTATCCCTGCTATACCTGGCTCCGTATCAAATATCACCTTCACCGTTGGTTCTATCATCGTTTCTTGGAATACACCGACCAGTGGTACAGGTCCATTTATATATATTATTACTCCTTATCTCAATGGTACTGCACAAGAATCGGTTACAACAGATTCTACTAGTTATCGTTTTACAACCTTGAATGAATGGGAACCCTATACTTTTACAGTTTGTGCCAAAAATCAATATGGACTTGGTCAAATAGTACCTTCTTCTACTTATATTATTGCACCACCAGATTCCTTATCTACTGCTATGTCTGGTAGTTCTATTCAAGTAGATCCTGTACCCTCTCTTAAATATGTTATTAATACAGGATTAGACTATATTTTACAATATGTAGCAAGTGTTAATCTAGGACCTACAAGAAGTTCTCGTTTAATTTATTTATGGGTTTCTTCTGTTGTTCAAAGTTGGAACTGGATCTCTTCTGATTCTCGTGTTTCTGGAACTCACGATCAATGGAACTGGAATCTCAAAGCAACCAGTCCTCTATCTAATAATGATACTATTATATGGATAATATCTGTTATTAATTACATTACACCTATTATTGTTTCTAATCAATATACTTCTATTTATAATTGTCCTATTAATGTTATAAATCGTGTTAAAACCAATGGAGAATGGACCTCTTGGGTTAATTACTGGACTACTTGGTATTCTTATCGTCAAAATGATAACGCCTCCACTGTTATCACTCAACAACCCACTTCATCCGCTAATTGGGGTGAAACAATTGTTGTTAATGGAACCACCGTTAATAATATTTCTTCCTTTCCACAACCACAACAATGGACACGCCTTACCGTCCAAAATAAAAAACAAAATTATCTTACTTATAACTGGGATGATGTACTCTCTACTTGTCTAAGTGAAGCGAATGAAGTTAATATTGAAAATTCTGTACAACCTGCAACAGGAGGAGCACGTGATATAGAGATCGATGAAATTAAAACAATTGCGGCGGGATTAACGGATCAACAGAAAATAATTGCTGAATTCTGGGCTGGAGGTCCAGGTACTGTTTCCCCTCCATTAATGTTTATTTGGTTATGGAAAGAATATATGCGAAATAATTCCTCTGTTACTTGCCCTACAATAATATGGTCCTTATTAGATTTATCTATCCATTTATTTGAAGGAAGTCGTGTTACTTGGCGTTTAAAAAAATTACATATGGAAAGTCGTCCCATTCAGGAAATTCGTCGCAGATATGTAGGACAATCTATTGTATCTTGGAATGGAACTGTAGATGGATCACAGTGGATCCCCTATCAATCGAATACTTTTATTACCCCACCATTTGCAGATTTCCCATCTGGACATAGTCATTTCTCTAAAACATTTGCCCTTACAATGAATAAATGGTTTACCAATAATATTACTAAAAATAATACTTATTATGATAAACAAACTTTAATCTCTCCTCTATTTCCTTCAAATCAAACAAATACATATGGAGATTTTTTAATTTCAATAGGACGATCAGAAGTTGAACCAACTATTACCCCTCAGTCGCCCGTCACATTATCTTTTTCAACCTGGAATGAAATGGCGGACTCTGCTGGAATGTCTCGTCTGTATGGTGGTATTCACGCATTATCTGCTCATCAGTCTTCACAAACAGCCGCTATTCAAGTAGATACTTATATTAATTCTAGTTGGAATATTTTAACAAGTGATCCTCCTGTTAATCAACCAAATTCTCTTCCACCTCCATCTGATCCAGTTCCACCATCTGATCCAGTTCCACAATCTGATCCAGTTCCACAATCTGAGCCAGTTCCACAATCTGAGCCAGTTCCACAATCTGAGCCAGTTCCACCATCTGATCCAGTTCCACCACCATCGGATCCAGTTCAACCATCTGATCCAGTTCAACCATCTGATCCAGTTCAACCATCTGATCCAGTTCAACCATCGGATCCAGTTCCACCATCGGATCCTGTTCCACAATCTGATCCTGTTCCACAATCTGATCCAGTTCCACCACCACCATTGGAGCGCTATAAAATATCTATTAATTATGTAAGTATAATTCCATCTACAGAAGTACAAAATCTAATTACACTAAGTAAACAATATTTAGAAGAGATTATAACAAGATCTCCAGGAATGAGAATGGAGGCAGTCAGTTTGGAGTATGATATGATTGTGGATATAGATATTCAGGCATTATCTGCGGGTATATTAGCATCAGCTCGTCCAACAATTGCAAATTCATCTAGTAGTCCTGCTATGCCTTTAAGACAAATGGTAATATTAAATAGTAATTCATTAAATTCTTCCTCGTTATTATCAACTATATTATTTAATAATAATAGTGTAGTTAAATTAATTCCAGTAATGATTCATGAGATGTTACATGGATTAGGAATTGCATCACTTCAGACGGGATATGTAACAGTAGGTTGGGATCAGTTTTTGGATTCAAGTAAGATATGGTATTCTGGTAGAAATAATGATTGGACAACAAGTAAGGCAATTGAGGCATATCGTGAAATTGTTGGTATACAAGTGCAGCGTATTCCTGTAGAGAATAGTTTTGGATCGGGAACAGCCTATTCTCATTGGGAGGAGGGTATGAGAGATGGTTTTGTGAAAGAGCCAAGATATTATGATTATGGATCTGGACCTGTATTTCATCCAGCATTACCTGATGAGATTATGACAGGTGTTGCAGGTAATTCCTTTTATTTTACAAAATTAACAGCGGGTGCATTAATAGATCACGGATATACAGTTGATATGAATAGTACAAATATTGTAACATATCCACTCACATCTCTCCAGAAATTATAAATATAATTATTATAAAAAATTGAAAAAAAATATGATTTAAAAATAAAATGAAATGATTAGGAAGAGACTTATTTGCATCTATTCAATAATGCGATCACGTCCTATTATTAAAATAAATCCATATCAAGTGAATGAAATGAAAGAAGATCTATTTTCGACAGATGAAAAGGATAATAAAATATCTATAAAATCTCAACGTAAAACGAATAATCTTGGATGTAATACTGCAAAAATACAAGATAATTCGTATTCTGAAATTGAAGAAAAGACATTAACTGCAAAATGTACGGATGGTAATCATATTGGTGATAGAATATTACCTGTTAGAATGTTTTATTTAAATAAAGGAGGTAAAGGTCTTCAAGGGGCGTGTATTACGTGTCAAAAAAATCGTAGAGCGAATCGTATTAAACGTTCTCGTGAAAAATTTGCAAATAAAACAAAGACCGATATTTATGAGATATATATAAAAACATATGGTGAAGAAAAGTGTTGTTCTAAGTGTAAATTATCTAAACTACCAAGTGAATTTCCCATTTCAATATCTATGGAAACGGGTCTTCATAATCATTGTAGTATGTGTATGATAGGCAATAGTCAAGGTAATGGAGGTCTTCGTGATTTTATATTTCTTCCTGATAAAGATGGAATTAAATATATTAAAAAAGATGCATGTGAAAGATGCGGTGGAAATAATAAACTTGCAGTTGATCATATTTTACCTATTGCAAAGGGTGGGATAGATTGTATATCAAATAAACAAACATTATGTATGCATTGTAATTCAAAAAAATCAGATACAATTGATTGTGTTGTAAATCCATCATTATTATGTAATCGTTATAAGGATGAATTATTAGACTTTACTAATAATATAATTCTGTCGCAAGTTTTATCAAAAAAAGTATATGAATTTAGAAATAAACATATAAGGGAGGCAACAATGGATGAATTGCGTAATTCCTTAAAGGAATATATAAAAGAGAATAATCTTGGACATAATTTAGATAGAATCATCAATAAAATCACTCTCATTTTCAGTAAGAGTTAAATTATCATTATTCTCGGTTTCATTTATATCTAAAAGTCGTTTCTCAAATATTTTTTTTGCATCATCATTAATATCAAGTAGATAACAATTTCGTTCAAGAGTTTTACAAGCAATTCCTGTTGTTCCACTTCCCGCAGTTGGATCTAATACAAAGTCTCCTTTATTTGTAGAAATGGAAATGATACGTTGTAAAAGTTTTAGAGGTTTTTGAGTAGGGTATGTTCTTGGATCTTGTTGAGTTCTTGTAATATATGAAATATCATCCCATAGATTTGATAATGGTTTTCCCTTACATTCTGATTTATATAATTTTTTGTAAAGATTGCCTTCTCTTTTTTCATTAGGAGCAACAAAATGAATACGTTTTTCGGAAATAAGTCGGTCCATTTCTTCTTTTTTAATTTTCCAACCATATGGCGCTTTGTATGTAACATCATTTACTATCATTTCATAATTATTTCCTGAACGGGTTTTATCAAATCGAAGGGAACCCAAAGCGTATAAACCTCTTTCATCTTTATTTCTATATGAATTTTCAAAATAATATGCATCTAATGGAACATATTGTAAATTAAATATAGGTGTTGAGTTATAACATCGAAATAATACATCAATAACGGACCCCATTTTATTTTTGACAGTATTTTTACCGTGGGATTTTTTCCAGAAATTTTTTTCGACTTCTTTGAATTCGGATCGAAGTAGTTGTTCAGGAATGAATGAATAATCTGCTGCAATATGAAACCAAAGTGTACCATCCTTTGATAATCTCTTTTTACATAACGAGATAAGAGGGGACAACCATTCTTTATACGTTTCAGGTGTAAATTTATCTGTAAATACTACATCCAGATCCTTTTCAGCAAATTTATAATCTCTACCACTTGCATAAGGTGGATCTAAATAAATGCATTTATATACTTTCGTATCTTGTTTAAGATATTCAAATGCATTTTCAACATTATATTCCATAACAAGAGTTGAAGTATCTGTTGTAATGGGTGGTGTAATAATATTATTTTGTGTTTGATTACTAGTTAGAAGTAATTTAGCAATATCTTCCTTTTTTTTCCCACTATATCCTTTAATTTTATTCTCTTTACAGATTATAATTAACTCCTCTCTTGTTTTTGTTGAAATATCTAGTTCTTTTGAATCGGTTTCTTCGATTGATGGTAGAATGGTATTCTTTTTTTTACACATTTTTTTGAGACGATTATGCATTTCTAATTGTCCCTTTTCAGAGAAAACTGTATTACAATTATTACATTGGTAGTTATTCATTGTATAATATAATGTAATTATTTAAAATCTATAAGTTCTAATCAATATTCAATTTTATTATAGTTATTAGATTAATGATTTGAGAATATAATTAAGATACGATATTTCCTGTGATGATACGAATTTTTTCGGAGTAGCTATACCATTTTCGCCAGTGGTCCATTCGTACCATACCTTGACGTACTGCGGCTGCAACACTTTGTACAAAACTATTATAATCGGCTCTGGCTAAACTACAGCCAGCATAGTATGAAGCACATTCATCTGGTGTATTAATAATGATAGGTTGATTTTTTTGTATTCGCACTGCATTATGAAATTCAAATAACCAAATACGAAGTGTATTACGTAATTGTTGATTGTATAAGCCTTTGAGTGGTGGTAGAGGATGTGAAGCTAAATAGGATGCAGCGTGTGCTTGACATTCGTTACAGGGAACAATAAGAGGTAGCATAGTAATAATAGTTTCCATATAATTTGCTTGATCGGTATCAACAACGGTTGAACCTGACATTCCGATATTTTCAGTAAGACAATGCAAATATTTCCATAGAACAGGTCCCCATTGTGGTGGTTCGGATAGATGTTGGCCGCCATTGGAACCCATAAAAAAACTACTAACAGAGCCTTGATTGGATCCACCTCGTCTACTACACCCACAAGGCATTTTTCTACAAATTAAACAAAAGTTGGTTTAAGTCTTTAAATTCATATTATATAAGATATTGTAAATAGCTTATAAAATATGGAATAGCGATGGTTGGTTTCGATCCAACTACCTTCAGGTTATGAGCCTGACGCGCTAAACCTAATGTGCCACATCGCTGTTCTTTATAGCCCAAATCGGATTTGAACCGATAACCTTTGGACCTGGAATCCACTGCGCTGCCGTTGCGCCATTGGGCTAATAGGAGATATTTTCGGATATCTCCTAATAACCATAGATGATCTTGGTGGGACTTGAACCCACAGTCTCGGGCTTAGAAGGCCCACGCGATATCCAATTTCGCCACAAGACCTCACAGAACCATTTCTGATTCTACTTCCTCTTTGTATCAAGTCTTTAAGTTCCTTTTTACATCTTTAAATGTTTAAAACTCTGATTTATATGTATCAAAGGGATACAGTACAAATTTATCTATATTCTTATTACACATTTTGTAAATAATCCAAATATGTGTTCCTCTGATATTTTTTGTTTGTAACAAAGTTAAAAATGATGTGAGTGTGTCAGGGTAATTTTCCATAAGTTTTATTATTACCTCCATTGCTCCATAATTCCCATCTACTAAATTGAGTATATCTTCGTTCATATCTTCTATATATAAATAGAAACAAATCGACATTTTAAATATTTAAACAAAAACAAAAAGAACATAAACCTCATTTCATTTTTATATATAAATTATAATGTCTTTTCTACGTCGCGCATCATCATTTGTTAAACAAGCTTCTCGTCGTCATTATACTTCTTGTTCTCGTACTTGTAAAGAGGATGATAACTTTTTTAGTACTACAATGAAAGTTACTTTCTTTAATATTTTATTTACTGGATATCTTTCTAATTGTCTCATTCAGATGAATTATAATCAACACCACATTGAAGAAAGATTAAATAAAAAATTAGATGCTACATTTCTTAAATTAGATACTAAATTAGATGCTGAATTCGCTAAATTAGGTACTACAAAGTAATCTATTTTTCTTTATCTAATAATTCTAACCAATCACTTACTTTTTTATAATCAGTTGGATGATCATTCAAAGAAACAATATATTTCTCTACACCATCACTTTTACCTCCAAATCCAGTACCCGCTACTCCAAAAATAGTTGCAGATGATGTATAAGTCATCATATGAATTTCATATTGATTTGGTAGAATCGTTACACGATGAATATGATTTGTATTAAAAACAATACTTGTTAATTTTAAAAAGCGTGTCATTTTACTAGTAAATTAGTTATATAGGATCTTTAAATTTGGTTAAAATAATGATATTCATCTTCAACGGATAGATCATCCCATTCCATCGATTTTACATCTGTTTTAGAACCAATCCATACGCCTGCTTTACCATCTTCAGAAATCCATTCATTTTTAATCCAACTGGATGGATATTTTTTATGCAATGACTCTAACCATAAATAATCAGGTTTCCACGCCGTTTTAAAATAAAAACAAATACCCTTTTTAGTCATTTTATTTACATTTGCATTTATCATTTTAATATCTGATTCAATTTCAGTAATATCTGATTCAGATGTTGATGTAATCGTTAAATAATTTAAACAATCGTTAGGCATTATATCGTACAGATATAATAATTATTTAAGTTTTATATTTTAATATAGTGAAGTAATTAATAAAAAAGAATAGAATTCATTTATATTAATTAGGAAGCCTTTTACGGGGCTCGAACCCGTGACATTAAGATTAAAAGTCTTACGCTCTACCAACTGAGCTAAAAAGGCTATGTAGAAATAATGAGATATTTCTAAATAGCTTATTGATCCCTCACCGTGAGTTGAACACGGGACCTATGCTTTACAAAAGCATTGCTCTACCGATTGAGCTATGAGGGAGTTAACGATGGTAGTAGGATTCGAACCTACGCGTGCAAGCACCACAGATTAGTAATCTGCTCCCTTAAAACCACTCGGGCATACCATCTTGTGGATTTCTCCACATACACACTTATTTATTAGTCTTTAAGCTCTGTTTATAAATTGTTAACTCCGTTAGATCAAATTCTTTTGAACAATATTTATTTGTTGGTAAATAGGGTGTAATACAACATTTTCCAACTGTTAAAATATACGTTTCTGTTACCGATTTAATACTCATTCGACGTGGTGTTATTTTTCTAAGATAATATCTTTCCTTTCTTAAATAACGACCACATATACAAAACTCCTGCTCATCTTCCAACGGAACAGAAGTAATTGGATATAATCTACGATAATATTCTAAATGACTATCCATATTCCCACCAGAATAAATCCAATTTGTTTCTATATATAAATTAAAAGCGGATTTATAATAATCGATTTCCTTCTGAGAAAATTCATCTACCACCTTTTCTCTTCTTGAATATAGTCTAGACATTCTTACTTTGAAATAATGTATATATATTAAAAGTATTTATCAATTTTAATTTTATATTCTGAATTTGAGATTTTAAGAAAATATCAAAAAACAGTAATGCACGGTGTGGGATTCGAACCCACGAGGATTTCTCCAGCAGATCTTGAGCCTGCCCCCTTGACCGCTCGGTGCAACCGTGCTTTGTAGATTTCTCCACACCCTATCTTCTTCTTACTTCTTTAAGTACCTTTCTTGCTCCATAAAATTCTACTGAGAAAAAAATTGAAATCAATCAGAATCCATTGATAAGATACGAACCCTACTCTCAACAATGGATTGTCTCAAGTGTAAAAACGCGGATTACAATTGCAGCTACTGCTTTTGCGAATTACTACTCTCTAACGGCAATTGCGAATTTTGTCTTAATTATGATGAATACTGTACGTGTGAAATTGAATATCAATTTGATAATAAATATATCACCGATTCTCTTCTTTGTCCAATTACATATCGTATCTTTATTGAACCCTTTGTTGCTGCGGATGGATATACTTATGAAAAGTATGCTATTGAAAAATGGTTAGAAGATCACGATACTTCCCCTCTCACTGGACTCAAATTAGATCATAAAATGATCGTACCCAATCTCACCATTCAATCCCTCATCCGAAATTGCTCCAAAAAATTAGTACCACACGCTTAATTCATATTCTAATTTATCTCGTTAAAATAGAATATCAATATGTTTGAATATCACTCCCAACAAGTACATTCCGACTTTAAAAATAAAAAAGGCCGTACCAAAATACAAACTGTTTCCATTCGCGGAAAAAAAGGTACAAAATCCGTTAAAATATGTGATCGATCGGGAAGAGTCACTAAAAAATCCACAAAAAAACTTACTAAAAAAGAAATGAATTGCATACAAAAATGTCAATTTATACCTGGCCTCTTTCGTGACTGTGAACAATGTCTTAAACCTATAAAATTTATTAAATAAATTCTAATACACTATACTTACGATCATCTAACACCCTTATTTTTGATTTAATTAAATCACTCGCAAATGGTACAATTAATTTCATCGCCAGCTTAATATGTATCGTTGGATTTATAATCTTAATTTCTTCCAATGTATTTCCATATTTTTCATTAAGTAATCCAGCAATCCCATGACCTGTCCGAATCTCTAATGCCTGTTCCATATCAAAACCATCTCCATCAAACACCCACGTCCATCTCTTATTTCCTATTTGAATTAATGCATTCTCATAATGAGATAAAATACTATCGGTATCTTTACATTTTGCCTTCGTTGGATTTGTGTAAAATATACAATGTCCATTCTTATCTGAAACCTTACGAAAGGAATGACTTGCCGGATCTACTGCACATTTATTACAAATCGTATCCATTCTCTTTTTAGTCCCTTTAAAGTCTTTAAATATTATTATTTCTTTTTTATTACATCATTTTATGATTTTTTATGACTTTTATCGTGCGTTTAAAATTTTAAAAAATGATCTACGGTACTAATGGAGAGGATGAGTAGCACAGTTGGCAGTGCGCGTGTCTGTTAAACACGAGGTCGCTGGTTCGATCCCAGCCTCGTCCGTTTCCTATTTTATTAAATAATTCTTATCTTATTTAATAAACTATGAAAATAGTCCAATATTTCTATGTACCTGGTTCCTTTTGAATCTTCTTTTTACCTTTTTCTTTTTTTAAACGCGTCTCATCTGTCTGTGATGACTGATCTACTTTTTTTATTTTCTTTTTTTGTTTTATTGATTTTAATTCATAATTTATTCGTAATTCATCTCTAACATCATCTTCCCTTTTTTCTTCATCTGCTATACCACATACGATTAATAAATCATAACAACAACTCATTCTAATTTAAACAATTCAAGTTATTAGAATTTAATATGATTATGATTTTAAACAGTTTTTTAGCGTGCTCTTCTGTTCATGCTCTGTCTTCAATGGCTCGTTTTAAAACACGTGACGCACCCAATCTTATTTCCTGTATCTCTTTCCAACTCTATTTTGTTTATCGTTCTCTCTCCCTCATTTATCAAAGTCTTTATCCTACATATTATAACCCTTCCATTGTCTCTCAAGACACAATTCAAAATCTTAATTCATTAACTGGATATTTCTTATATGATTCACTTTATTTATTTAAAACTTCATCCTTTTCATTTTATTTATTACATCATTTTCTCGGTATTTCTATGATTCAACTTGTTAAACAATTTGATGCACCTTTTTCTTTATTATCACAATATAATTTATTCTGTTTTATAGCCGAAGTTACAAATCCTTTTATTAATGTTAGACATTTTATGAGAGATACTATTTATTATCCATTTGCTATTAAATCCATTTTTGGAACATATACTATCTTTCGAATGATTCTTTTTCCTATAATGTCTAAACACATATATGATACAATGAAACTTATTAACCCTTCTAATGCTTCTTTACTTAATTATCTTTTTATTACAGTATATATAATGAGTACTGTATGGTATTTTAAAATTATTAGAATGTATAAAAAATTAAAATAAAAATATAAAAATAAAAATATAAATAATAAATCAAAAAAAATAGACAATACATATGGATATTTTTTTGATTTTACAACGAGGAAGATACGCCGTGTATCATGTGGAATAAAGGACTTGCTTCAGACCATAATGTTTAAAACACTTTTCAAGATGACATTGACAAGAATGACAAGGTTCCGAATTAACGATTTCTTTTGTTCCTTTAGCAATACGAATCACAATAAGAGTTGCACCCGCTAACTTTGTAGTATCACCTACTTTTTTAAGAACTGCGCGTTCCGCATGAATCGTACGATTGTCATATCCACAACCACTATTACGAGATCCTACAAAATTACTTGCAACATCCAATATTTTTCCTCTCTTAATAATAATTGCAATATGCACTTGTCTTAAATTCGTTTTCATTGAAACAGATTCAATTGAAATGTAACTTTCAATCAGTTCAAGTGTATTCTTCTTGTTGAATCTCATTCTTACAATAAGTAAATCGCGATATACCTTATAATTTCAGGTGCTTTATCTATTTAAGCCTTTATCATTTTCAATTTTTTATTTATATCTAATTTTCATTTATTTTAATACGGCGCTACTTAGATTGCCTACATTTTTATACTATTATTAAGATTATTTTGATCGTATAGATCATTTGGATGAAGAACAATTTGTTTTAATGAATCATCTTCCTCTATACTCTCATTTTCTTGTTTGATATCCTTCTTTATATCAGGTAGAATCACTGTATTTTTTGGTTTATCATTCTCTTTATTTATTTTTGGAGATACTCCTCCTATCGATGTTATACTATCTCTTCTCGGTAATGGTGGAGGAGATACTATATATTTTCCATACTGCAATCTCTCTTCAAACTTTACTTTATTTTTTTCCTTTTCTTCCACCTTCTCTATTTCCTCTCTCGGTAATTTAATCTTCTCCAATGCATCCGTTATTTCTATCTTTATCTCCTTTTTTATATTTTCTTTTATACTTGGTAATACCAATTCATTTAATGTATTCTTCTTATGTCTTAACATTAATGCAGCATCTACAGCTAATTTCTTCAAACGCTCCTCTGAACTCTCAAACACATGAGTATGTTCTAATGCACCACAAATATCTGGCTTCTTCAATTCCTTTATTTGACCAAATCTATCCTCAAATAATTCTATCGCCTCCTTTGGTATGGGAGGAGATTGTTCTATTAAACGATCTAAATCCGATCTACAAATCTTCAAAAAATCCATTGAATCCATACGATCATTTGGATGTATCGCCAATTCAACCGCAATTAATCTTTGAAATTTACCCCACGCTATTGATGCAACACGATTTGACTCCTCTAATTGAGCATATCTCAAATAATTTCCTACTGTTGTCAACAATCCTGCTAATAACGAGATTGAACCAATTACAAAACTTGCATATTTCTTTGTATCATCCGATTCAAATAAAGATTGAACTCCAAAATTTGCTGTACCACCTACCGTCGATAAAATAATCACAGGTAAATTAATCCATAACGTTTTTGAATGAAAAATCTTTTCAGATTGATCATGAAGCCAACGATAACACGTTGCAATATCACTCCATTCCGCCATTAATCTTTCTTGTTCTTTTGACCAACCGTTTAAAAAACGCTTGGGTTTAAGATTTTCTTGTTCACCCCCCTTTTTATCACCTTTTACATCCGAACTAGACACACCCTTTTTCTTATTATCATCCATCATTTATACCTCTATCTATTTCTTATATGATTTAAAATTCTTCTTTGTCTCCAATCCCGTTTTATAAATTCCTTCTATATCCTTTTCTGTTAATTTAGATGCATCCAATCCCTTTGGAACAGATACAAATTGCACCTTCTTTACAGATGTTTTGATAATATACGGACCATATGGACCCGTACGAATTGTATATTCTTTAAATGTTTGAATAATACCATTCCCATCACCCTTTTGTTTCTGTTTTCCTTCAAATCGTTCTATTGTCTTTTCCAATTCTTCATTTTCCTGATAAGGGATCGATAAATCTCCGCATTGTAAATACACCCCAAACTTACCCGATTTCTTAAGAATTAATTGATCATTCCATTCACCCACCTGATCACTCTCCTTTTTCTGCCCCCTTTGAAATGCAATTGCAATCTCTTCTGTCATATCATCAAATGACACCCTATCAGGCCAACCTAGAAAGATCGTATCCTCTTTCTTTTCCCTCTCTACCAATAATAATGGCCCCTTCTTCGTTTGAACCGCCTTAAGCCCACCCGCAAATTCATGCACTTTTGGATTAGATTGACCAGCTTCTTTCTTATTTAATTCTTTCTTTGAATGTAATTCGTTGTATCTCTCTTTATACGAATCCCACATATCCCTCAATACATTCTTCCATTCCTCTTCTCCTTCTGCAATACGATCCAATCTCTTCTCCATTTCACCCGTAAATCCATAATTAAATAAATCATCAAAATGTTTTAACATAAATTCCAATACTGATTTACCTAATGCAGTTGGTACTAATTTATTCTTTTCTGCGCCCATCTTCTTTTTTAACTCTTTTCCTGTTGGTGGCCAACTTTTTACTATTAACTCATACTCCTTTATCTGTATTTCCTTTCCTACAATATCTTTTGCCTCTACATAATTCTTTTCTTGAATAACAGTGATTAGTGAGGAAAAGGTAGAGGGGCGACCAATCCCATATTTTTCTAATTCTCTAATTAATGTAGCCTCTGTATATCTTCCTTGCGCTTTTGTCTCTTTTGGCTCTGCCTTCATTCTTGTCCATTCCACTTTATCACCTACTTTTAATAATAATACCTTTTTCCATACATCCCCTTTTGATTCGTACTGTTCATCTTCATCCTCTTCTTCCACATTCAATACTTTACCAACACAACGCCATCCTTCAAATATGGTTTGCTTCCATTGAGAAATCCATTGAAAGTCTTTATCCCCTTCTATTTGGGTTTTCATACGACATACTTCGCCACGAACAGAAGACATAACCGATTGAATCGCCCTCTGCCATATTAATTTATAAATCTTTTTATCCATTAATGACCAATCTACTCCATCTAATTCACAGCGTTCCATATGAGTTGGACGAATTGCTTCGTGTGCTTCTTGAGCTTTAACCTCCTCCTTCTTATCACTTGGTTTTGATTTGATTTTGGGTTTTCGTCGTTTTTCTGAAACCTCCTTTTCATCTTCTACCTTACTTTCTTCTTTCTGATCCAATAAATACTCCGCTCCATATTTTTCAAGAACCCATTTACGAGCATCTTCTTTTGCTTCTTCTGACATTACCGCCTTATCCGTTCTCATATATGTAATATGACCCGCCTCATATAATCTCTGAGCTATCTTCATCGTATTCTTTGGATTACAATTATAAATTGCACTTGCCTGTTGTTGAAGTGTACTTGTAATAAGTGGTTGAGGCGCCCTTTCTGTCCAGGGTTTAATTTCTTTAAAGAGAATGGATCCAGATGGTGTTGAATGAACAATATCCATATAGTTAAGAGTAGATTCTTCATCTTCTAATTCGTCTTCCATAACGGATTCAAATATAAAATCAGAATATTTCCAGGTTGTACTTAATTTCCAACTTGAGGAGGTTTTGAAGGAATCAATTTGATTTTCACGGTCAATGACTAATCGTAATGCGGGTGTTTGACATCTTCCAGCGGATAAGGATTGTCCAACATACTTCCATAATAATGGACTCATTGTAAATCCTATCATCATATCTAATATCGCTCTCGCCTGTTGAGCATATACAATATTCATATCAATTCTTCTTGGATTCTCTATCGCTTTCTTCACTGCTTTCTCTGTAATTTCATTAAATACAGATCTCAATGCCGTTTTTGGATTTAATTTTAATAATAAACATACAGAATAAGAAATATTTTCTCCTTCTCTATCGCTGTCAGACGCTAAATAAATAGTTGTTGCCTCCTTCGCACATTCTTTTAATTGTTTAATCGCTTTTGCCTTTTCTTTCAAGAATTCATATTTTGCTTCAAAATCATTTTCTAATCCAATTGCTTCTAAACTCTGTTCTAATGCGCGAATATGACCCATTGTTGCAATCACACGCCAACCTGCTCCCAAAAATCCTTGAATCTTCTGACACTTCGCGGGTGATTCTACAATGACCAAATTACTCATCTTCTTAACCTTATCTATCCTAATCCTTAACCTTATCTATCCTAATTCTTATTATTTATTTCAATTTTTTATAAAATATAAAATATATGTATATAATATAGAATGATGAAAAACACTACGGAAGTCGCTTTAGAGTCTCTTTTAGTTTCTTCGCTCAATGTTAGCGCTGTTTATTTAGCTGCTTTTACTTATCAACTTAGTTGGTCAGGCGTTCTTACAGTTATGATTATTGCATCCGCCCTTACAGCATTCGCTACTCATCTTATTATTTTAACAGGGGCCCCCGTTAAGGCTCGTACGGAACAGGTTGTTAGTGAAGGATTAAGTGTTATCCTTGTTGCCCTTCTATCATCTCTTGCTGTTTTTATTATTCTATGTTATCGCTTTAACGTCCCTATGGCACTTGGTATCTCACTTCTATCAGGAATTCTAAGTTCTCTTCTACGTCATCTTATGGCTTAATTTTATTTAACTAGATGGGCCTAAAAAATTCAATAGATGGATCAGTAGAATGAATACAATTAATCAATCCAGTGGACAAGGGGCTCTCTTTGAACTCGTTGCCCGTGGTGTAAAAGATAACTATTTCGTTAAAGATGATAAAGAATCCACATTTCCTTATGATGCACGATATGATTCTTCTTCACATCATCTGTCTGAACGAAAAACAATTGTACCACTTAATGGTACTACTTTTGGAGGAACATTTGAAGTTGAAATTGATCCTTATGGGGATGTTATGACAGAATGTGCATTTGAGATTGATTTACCAACTTGGTTACCTAATTTACCTCGCATACCGAATGGTGAATTGTGTTCACCCTCTATTGTTAATGGACTCTATCCTATTACAACCAAATCAGATGGTACTTCCTATGGATATGTTAATTATGCAGCCTATTTTTTATTTGAAAAAATTCAATTCTATCAAGATCAATTTCTTATTCAAGAATGGAGTGGAGATGGATTACTTGCTAAACAGTTAACAGAAGGTTCCTGGAATTCAAGCTTTTTACAACAAGTAAATGGTGGATTAATTGATACAGTTAATCTGAATACGAATGTATCAACTGCCCGTGGTATTCAGTTAAGGGCTACACCTGGTCATTTACGATTAAAACTTCCATTGCCTGGTCTTCAATGTCCTGGGGATGGTGGATTCCCTTTTGTTGCAATGTCATGGCAGACATTTCGTATTAAAGCTACACTTCGTAAATTAGAAGATCTTGTTGTATGTAGTGATCCTTTAACTGTACGACCTACTCCTTGGACAGTTCCATTATATACCTATCAATTTGATAATGGAATTTCACACGATTTTTCTCCTAAATCGTTAGCACAGATTGGACAACCTACTATTTTATTATCAACTATTCAACATTATGTGCCGTCAAGAGTTCAAGAAGAACTTCGCTCTACTCCTCTACAGATTCCCTTTCGTAGACAATTTGAAAATAATTTTACATTTGGTGAATTAGATTATATTTCTCTTGATAAAGGTGGAACCGCTGCAGTTACAAGACGTTTAGATGGAAGACATCCAACGGAACGAATTTATTGGTTTTTTCGTAACTATAATGCATTGGATCGTAACCAGTTAGATAATTTTTCGAATGATTATTTTTATGATCATTTTCCTAGTCCTACACAATCTTATACTGTACCCTTTGGTGAATTCTATTATCAAATTAAACTGGTAATTGCTGGTAAAGATCGTGAGTTACTTCATCCACCTTATTTATGGGATCAAATAAATCAATTAGCAAAAGACGAAAAAGCAAATGGAAAACAAATTAGTGCTATGAAGTGGTCATTAGGGGAACAATATGGTACTATTTATCCAACTCGAAGACAATTAGAAGGTTCTATTAATTTTACTACTGCAGATCGCCCAACATTACATATTGAATTAGCAAATATTACATCAAATCTGTATTTAGCTCAACGAAAATCAGAGATGCGTGTTTTTACAGAGGGATGGAATGTATATGAGGTGAAGGAAGGTAGAGGAAGATTACTATTTGCTAACTAAATGAATATCTTCTTATAGACACATAGGCAAATGGCTACGGCACGCCATCGAACTTGTAAAAGAAATCGATCGTATTCGGTTGGTATTCTTACTATTCCACATTCGCGCAAAATGAAATATGGTTCCTCACATATTATGAAATCGTATGTTGATTGGTTTGAGCAACGTGGAATACATGTTATTCCTATTCCTTACGATACCACTCATCACCAAGAATTCTTTCAAATGGTCAATGGACTCTTTATTCCTGGCGGTGAAACACAATATATTATGAAAAATAATGTATTTATTGACACTGTTTCACGATTCATTGAACTCTCTTTAGAAAAAGATGAATATTTCCCAATTTGGGGTACTTGTTTTGGATTTGAAGTATTAATGTCTGTAGTAGGTGGATTTACTAAATTTAAAAGATACAATGGTCACGGATTAACATCTATTCAAATTACATCAGAAGGCAGAAAATCCAAATTATTTAGTTCATTTTCTAGGAAATATCTTCATTACTTGGAAAATGAAAAATCAACCCTTGAAAATCACGAATTTGGTATTTCTCCCTCTGATTTTATGAATCATTTACATCTTAAACGATTTTTTAATATTCTTGCAACATCTATTGGAGAAGATGGTAAAGAATATGTTGCTGCAATTGAAGGTAAATATTATCCTATTTATGGTGTTCAATGGCATCCAGAACGACAATCCACTGGAAAACCATTTGTTGATTTCTTTATTTCTGAACTCAGAAAAAATAAACATCGTTCTAAAACAAGTTTTCCACCATTATACTCCTTTATAACTCCACATAAATGCATACAATACAACGAACATAAACACCTCCTCTGCTATTTCTTCTAATCATACCTTCACTATCATATTTAATTTTCTACTTATAGTAAGTACGAAATTAAATATTTATTTTTATTATTGTTGTTATTATTGTTGTTATTATTGTTGTTATGTTGTTGTTTGTTAATTTTAATATAAGAGATTATAGACGAAATGTTTTTCGTAACCATTCGCTAATTTGTTGGTTATTCGAATTTTGGAAAATGGGTTGAGGAACTCCATTTACAATCGCCTGAAAGGAGGGAATCTGTTGAACACCACAATATCCAGGAGTATAATCATTCTCATCAATATCACATACATACCACTTAATTTTATCACTTACACCAAGTAAATGATTTGAATCTACACGCTTACAAGGACCACACCAAGAAGCAGTAAAACGTACACAAACAAAGGGTTCATGAGGTTGAGGTGGGTTTCTCTGAATCAGATTCTCGAAAAACTCCTGGTTGGGGAGGGGTGTCATCTTTCTCTCTTGATTGCTTTGTGGAACGGACATCTTTCGAACGATAAATTGTTACTATAAAACCACCTAGGGCAATAAAACAAATTGTACCTAATAATGTATAGGGTAAGAGGTTTAAGCTACTATCTTTTTCTGAAATTGGTTGAATCAAATTTTTTTCAATTAAACTACCACCTGCTTGTGCCCCTTTTAACTTCTGAGTCTCTCCATATAATGATACACTTGGTAATATCGTACCCGCCGCCGTTAATGTTTTCGTTATCTCATCCGCCTTAGTAAGTGATTCTTGACCGAACTTAACTACATTGCCTACTGTATCTAATGCTTTATCCGCTACACCTACCACACTATTTACAGAATTTTTTAATCCACTTACCGCAGTAATAATTGGCCCACCGACTATTTTATTTACTACAAACTGAGCAGTTGACACAGGATTTGTTAACATTCCTATTAATGGATATTTTGATGCATACTGACTCGCCAATGACTGAAAAGGTGATCCAAAATAACTACTATTCTCATTTACAACAGTCTCTGTACTGAAGAAAAATCTTATTATATTATAACCCCACCATAATAATGCTAGAGGCATAAATAATACTGTAATCGTAGATACTAAACGAATTATACCCGATCGTTTATCTCCCACTAAAAATGAATCTAATCCTATTAAGCCACCAAATATCAATGCTATCGCATATATAAAAAAATTCATATGAATTGAACTTGGCGTATCATTCGCTAATACTCCTGCACCTATACCCCTTGGACCTAATCCTGGTACACCCAACCCATATACTTTCACCACATCCCCATTAAATACTATATTTAATGCATCATATAACCACCATACACCAAAACATAATACATTTACTACTAATTTCGCTAAAAAAGTAAGAGGAGAACGTAAATATAAATGATCTAGAGCTAAATAACCACCGAGAACAGATAACCCTAATAAAACATTATAAGACAAAAATTGAGCAGTTGCTCCTGTATTTCTTTCATTATTTTCAGAGGATGATGGACCCTCTATCCAAAATTGGACCTGCGATGTATTGTCACGGCTCATTACTCATTATTATGAGTTTTTTGTATTCACTTTCATTCCACTCTATTTACAAAAAAATACTTTCTTTTGTAAATAAATTATTTTATATTCATCTCTCTATTAAATTGTAAATAGAAGACCTCCAAATCCATTAATTACACGGAATACATTATAATTATGTCCGTAAACTACTATACGACAATTTCCTCTCTGTTGACAACTTGGTATTGCTGGATTAATTAACAATGTATTCATTTCAATCTGCCATACAATACTATCTATACGACTTGCATTCATTGTACCCGTCGGCTGTGCATCCTCTGGTCGTAATGCAAAAGAATAATTATAAATAAAGGCATTAACCGGAGTTGTTGTATGATGCTCATATGGCTGCTGTAATCTAAAATATTGAGGTACACGAGATGTAAAACGATCATATCCATCCAATTGCAATTTTGCAGAAGAAATTAAATCCATACGCCCCGTTGGCGCATTTGAATTCATATATGAAACTAAATATGCAGGTATCGGTTCATTAATTGCTAAATTACTGTAATTAAACCATTCGTTATTATTAATCATTTCATCCCGCTGAACAACAAAGAAAAATTCTTTTATCGGATGATTAAATTCTACTGAAATAGTTGCCGTATTCTGAGTTGTAGTTATTGAATATGGCGGTGTATATTGTACTTGTTCAATAATATATTCATGTGATGTACTTACAAACATACGGCGCTCCTCCGTATCTAAATATACATAATCACCCCATAACATCATATTTATAATCTGATTTGTACAATTTACCTGTGTTGAACAAGTTGGTTTCCAAGATCCGTCAATTGGATACGGAGTTGGAGGTGGAACCCAAAATAATTGCTGTAATGGCCTCAATGTAATATTAATACGAATTGGACTATATTGTAATGCTAGAAGTGGTAAATATAACCCTGGATTATTACAGAAATAGAATTGTAATGGAATAAGAAGACGTAATCCACCTGCATTTGGATTACTACCTGGTTTAATATTCGGAGGAATATATTGCTCATATCGCCCAATCATTTCATTTAATGCATCTCTTTGTCCTGCTGGTGTTGAAACCTGCGTCCAAATTTCCATCCATTCTCCCGTTTGACGATCAATCTCCTGTTCACCCACCTCAAATGTTATCTCTTGAATTAATGCATGACCAATTGAATTTGTATATGATAATTCATTTCCAGATGTATCCGTAAGTAATGGTAATGTAACATCTAAATAAACCCTTCCAAGTAAATCACCGCGTCTTGGGATAAGACATGTAATACGTTGACCAAAATTCGGAGTACCATCAAAATACATTGGTTGACATTCCGTCGCAAAATTTGTATGACGACGATACACCATTTTAAAAAAACTAATTTGGGGGTTACCCGTTAAAAACATATCTTGTTTTCCTGTTGCAACGAGTTGTAATAAACCTCCACCTGCTGGCATCCTGTTGATTGTTCCGGATATTTAAGATTTCATTTTAGGTCGCGGACACACTTCTTTCTGTATCATATTTTAATTCCCCTTTTTCATTCTCAGTCGGTTTTAGATGAGTTCTTCTGGTATTCAATCCATTAATAGCGGCCCTTTAATAATTCGAACATATAATCAATCTGTTACCACTTTATCCACTACCAATACCTACCTCCTCGGACAATACGATACCCCTATCCCCAGTAATTATCTCCTTATTACTACACTTAATGGACAACTTGCACCTACCAATCGACCCACCATTTCTAGCTT